TCCAATAAGATGACATCCTGGATGTTGTACTTTTCCATACGACTCCAAGCTGCGTTATCTTTGTCCATACACTTAAGCCAGAGTTCAAATCCTTCATGTTCTACTTTCTTTCCTAATCCTAGTTGCTGTGAGACATAATCTAGTTTGTTAGAAGTAAACCTAAAGTTGCTCCTAACAGTACGCAGTAAGTCAATCTTCTTAGAAGGAGATGGTGGATTAAGATTATGTAAGAGAAATTCCTTGTTGAGAATAGGTAGGTCGAACTTATTGCCATTATAAGTAACAAGACCGTCTGCTTGGTCGATAAGTCCATGTATACCTTTCAGCATCTTCTTACGAGATGATTTATGGATTGAGTCAAACACAACTTCTTTATCACCGAGCCACTTGGCACAGTAACAAAGAACTTGCGATGAATCTATCATTTGATTGATGCCGATGTTCTGGTCGAATAAACCCCACACATAGGCGGAGTTTGGACTTGTTTCAATGTCAAGCAATAAGATTCTCATTTAACTTTCTTCTCCCATTGATAGACAAACCAAGGACCTACAACTTCTAGGGCATCAACGACTTTCTGAAACTGCTCTAAGTCTTCCTGTCCCCAGGTCTTTTCTTTAATGTCTTTCTTTAGTGCCTTTGCTGTACCAATAAGACGAGCTGCAACAATCTCATCACAAAAGTCATTGTCAACATCTATTTTAACTTCATTCATAATTTACCCCGCCATCATGTCAAATAATACTTCAGCATCAATCACCGCTAACGGTGCTCTGCCATTCTGTTTAATAATCACGATTGGTTCGTACTTACCGTGGGACTTTGCTTGGTCGTAGTAGTTGTAAACCGCTACCTTAGCTAAAGACTTGCATTCAAACACTGCTGGTATTTCTTCCTTAGCTGCTTGAGACATCACGACATCTTCACCGTGAGAACCCATTGGACAGCTTCTAAGGTCAAGCTCTGTTAACTGTGGATACCTTTCTAACAGTTGCTTTACGACCCATTTTTGTAAGTTTCGTCCTTTCGACTTTGCTGATTGTGTCTTCACGAGCTAGTACCTTTCTATTCTTAATCCATGCTTTCGGAATGTGCATTCTTGCGTTGGTTTGGTCAACAGACCAGGTAGATGCTAAACAGACTGCTTCATCTGTTTCGTCAACTAAATAACCCACAGTGATGCAATGGTGTATCTCTGCTTTTGTCTTAGATTCCCAACCGACATCAGCAACAGCATCAATCCACGACACCTGAATTATCTTTGGGGAGGCTGCCATACATCTCCTTCTTTCCGCTGTAGGTACAGCAATTGTCCGTTCTCTAACACTCTCACAGTGTCTCCGTCATAGGCTTTTAGCACTGCATCGTACAGTTCTTCAACAGTTGTGCAGTCCTTGAGTAGCTTAGTCCCTTTAGCAGGACCAATACCTTTCAGACCTTCAATGTTGTCAACTCTGTCGCCAGTAAGAATTTGTAGGTAGAAGCTGTGCCAACCAGCGAATTCAGAGACATAATACTTCTCTTTCTTTCGATAGTTGTAATGATGCCCTCGGAACTGATTAAGGTCTTTGTCGATGTGTACCATGATTGAGTCATGCTCATCGAGAGCGTAAGCAGCAATACCGACAGCATCGTCAGCTTCTATACCTTCTGTGACTACAAACTCCCAGTCGTTCACTAAGTGATTTCTTAGGGCTTGCAGGTGTACAGGTTTTTCTGTTGGTCGAGTTCCTTTATATGGAGCTGTGACTGCGATGTCGTTGCGGAAGTTACCCTTTCCAGTAAGGAATCCCTTATAGTCATCACACTCTAAATCCATGCAAAGCTCTACCACTGTTGCTTCTAACCTAGACACCGCTAACGCTTCGTCTACATCGTTGCTAGAAAAGCCAACGGCATAGCACAAAGAGTCAGCGTCGATTAAAGCAGTTATCACAGAATATCGTCATCCATGTCGGCTGTTGCTACACCTTCAGGATTGTATTCCTTTAGGTCAGTAATAACAATCTTCATCAATGATGGGCTGATACCCTTCTTGTTCATGAACTTCCACTCATAAGCAGAAACCATTGCTGTTGCTTTAGAGTTGTTAGCCACGATTGCAGTGATGTGGTTACCTGAAGAGTCTTGTGGACGGATAGGGTTCACAGACTTGCAAGTGATGTAGTTACCTTGCTCAGGCTTCTTAGGGTTGTTGTTGACAGCGATGCCCATTGCTTCCAATGCTGCTACTGCGTCATCAGATAGGTTGCAAAGGTCTACTTGGTATTTTTGACTAAGGTCATTAATCTTGTCAAAGTATGCCCAGAAGATATCGGCTTTTAGTTTAACTGGTGTACTCATTTATTACTCCTTTAAAAATGTTGCTGTTACTGATTATAGTGGGTTGTCAAGCTTTGTCAAACATTTGTGTTTCATCATGTGAAATAGTTAGTGAACCTTTCGTGGCACACCTTCTTCGTATTCATCAAGACCTTCTAGTGTACCGTCTTCTAAGTCTTGGACACAGTCGATAAGCAATTGAAAGGACTCGTCTAAACTCATTGATGTCTCAATAGAATAGGTGTTGTCGGTAAAGGCACGAAGAACCACCATGCCGTATAGATTCTCGTCAGGGTCTTTATTGTCTTCCATATTAGTCCTATTCTGTGCAATCGCATGGTAAATCAAAACCTGTGAAAGGCAGTGGTTGCTGTGCTTCATGGAGTTCAATGATTGTCTTCCATGCATAGCTACGACCCAATCCTTTGATGCTTGTTAGTTCAGCTTGAGCTTCAATATCTAACGCTCTGTTGAGTAGCTCTGGGTAGGTTTTATGTAGCTCTATAATCTCATGCTTCTTAGACGAAGGACAGAAAAAACAAGCAGACTTACCAGGGTTTTTTAAACCAGCCTTTTCAATTTGCTCTAAACAGTCTTCTCTTTCCCATCCCCATTCAATCAAAGGATATTGATAGGTGTACTTTGGGTCGTCTCTCTTGGCTGCATTGTCAGCACGACGAGATTCACCAGCATCATAGCCAATGTATTTCACAGCTTTTAAGCCTTGTTTCCAACAGTCCTTAGCAGGTTTCCAACTGTTTAAAAACTTGTCTTGAGGAGCTATTTTATGCTTCTGTGAACAGCTTTTAAAACCATACGCAATAGAAGGGAGATTGTGTCTTCTGTGACACTCTTGTTCAAGCGTTTCACGAGAGCCATCTCTACGAACTCTTTCCACAATCGTAATCGGTGGATAGCCTTTATCGACGAGCCACTGACTGAATGTTTCAATGTGTTCGTAGGTGTGTGGTCGCTCACCGCCAGTGTCAGCAAACAATATCAAATCAATCGGTCGTTGATGCTCAATCAAACCAAGTATCATTGCGGTAGAATCAACACCGCCTCCAAACGCTACAATGTGTGGAACTGTGTTCAATGTGTGTCCTTCCAAGTTAAGCCTGTCCTATACTCACCGCCTAGAGGACAACGCATTTTCAATACTTTACCTGCTTCTTCGATAGCCAACACACCGTATTGACCGACTAAATCAGCAGTCTCTTCTTTGGTCTCAATCTGCCACTCATCGTGGACATTAGCACAGAACTTGTGTTCTATCTTTTCTCGCTTCAAGCGGTTAGACAATAACACAACTGCTTGCTTCATGACGATTGCACCAGCACCCTGCAATAGCGTGTTAAGCGACGAGTGCTCCGAACGAACGAGTAACTTGCGTCCGTCAAGACCTGGAAGCCAGCCTTTCTGAGAGTAGATGCGACTAACTTTCTCACGAAGTGCTTTGAGTTTCGGTGTGTTGCGTAGAAAACTAGTAATGAGCTTTTGTCCCTCTTTCGCACCACCTCCAACAATCGACCCGATTTTGGGACTTCCTGCACCATAGAGGAATGCATAGATAAATGTCTTAGCTTGATTCCTCGTTTCAAGTCCTGCAGCCTTCTGGTTCGCTGTGTGTATATCGCCCGATACAACTTCACTTGTATATTCATCGTCGTTCATATAGTGAGCCAACATCCTTAACTCCAATCCTGAAGCATCAATGCCAACTAATCTATTGCCTTTCTCTACTATCCATAGGTTTCTACACTCAGGTCCATACACAGCACCGCTGTTAGGAATCTGTGCCATGTTAGGACTCATGTGCGTCATACGACCAGTCACTGCACCGTTGGTGATGACACGACCATGAACCCTGCCGTCTGATTTAACTGCTTCTAGCCACGATTCTATCTGTCCTATCCGCTTTTGTAGCATCAAGTATTCTGCTATGGCTTTCGCTTCTGGGATGTCGATGCCTTCGAGCGTGGTTTCGTCGACGATGATTGAGCCTTTCTCTGTCCTTTTGGTGGGCTTCCAACCTTTTTCTTGGAGACGCTCTGCGATTTGCTGACGGCTGCCTGGGTTGAAGGGTGTGACGATGTCTTCGAGCTTTCTTCCGTTTTTAGCGACTCGATTGGACTCGACCTTCGCAGGAAATATGCTTTGTAACGCAACTGTGTGAGCTTCCAACTTAGCCTTAAGACTGCATAGAAGTTCCATAGCTCCTCTTTCATCGAGCTTAAAGCCGTTTCGTTCTTGTTCCGCAATGATGATTGCGACTTGGTGTTCGAGTTCGATACTCTTTTTCGAGTAATCATTTTCCATCTCCTTCGTTAAGTATTGATAAAGTTTAGCTGTTACTAAGGTGTCTTGTTTACAATATTCCAACATCTCATCTGTTAAGCCGTTGTCAAAGTCTTTGAAGTCTCCTTTAGGAAACCCTAGTCTCTGTCCCCAAGCAGCAAGGCTGTGTCCATCTTCTAGTGATGGGTTATACAGCCTAGACAACACAAGCGTGTCAAAGACCTGTGACTTCTTTGCCTGTATTTTCCATATTTTCTTTAATACAGGGAAATCGAAGAAGATTCCGTTGTGTGCGATGATTTTCTCGACTGAGTCTAGGTATTGCTGTAAGTTGTTTGGCTGTGTGAATGTAGACACAATGTCGGTGTCTAAGTCACGACAGACCACACACCATATCTTATCGTGTGCTGAGTTGGTTTCGATGTCTAAGATGATACGCATTAGATTAGTGTAACCAAGTCTGTTAACTTAATCAAGTATAACTTTGATGTCATGTCATCGCCACCACGAACAGACCGTGGTTTCTGCTTTGCAATGTACTTACGCAGTGTGCTCACTTTGATAAGAAAAGATAAGACAATGTCGTCGCCCATAGCAAGATTGTGAAGCCAGTAATCAGCGTCAGTAGTAACAATTCCAGAGGGCTTATTTCTGGACTCGTATTCAATGACGATGTTACCTGTCGTCTTCCACTTGTCTTTCTCTGTTTTGACCTCAATCTTACTTTGTCCGAGAATCTCTGCAACTTTGTGTTCAAACACTTTCCCATAAGCTAAGTCCAAATCAAATCGTTTATCGTTGTTAAAAATCATTTTGCTAACCCCATGTAAAGACCAATCTGACTAAACGCATAACCTATCCACATGATAGCTGCACCAGTGTTACCTAAATAGTATTGTTGACAACCAACCACAAAGTAGCCGATGCCGACGACACTTACGATGTAGTGGCTGATAGTCATTTCTTCTTAACAACTTTCTTAGGCTTGATGTTCAAGTCTTTCATCGTCTCTTCCACTGCTTCCATGATACTTGGTCGTGGTTCGTTAAACAGATGAGCGAACAAGTCCTGTATCTCTGGCTCTGTCAAGATGATTGACTTACCGTTGTTAAAGTGAACTTCTCTTTCGATAACCCAGGTGATGCTAGAGGGGTTGAAATAGTACTGTCCAATCTTAATCATAATTTAAATACCTTTGTCCAAGCTGCGAAGTGGTGAACTGCCCCTTTAGAATCTTTACAGTAGCTATACATACCGTCAATGTGGTCGAATGTGAACAAGTCATCAACATTGAACTCATTGGCTTCAACAGGCACTCTGACTTCTTCTTCATCGCTGAGTTTAAACTTAGTTCCTTTTTTAAGTGAGTATAACGGTACACACATATCTTCAAGGTCGTGTTCATTAATCATAGTTGTTCATCCTTTCTAAATTTATCAATAGCTTCATCAAGTAATATACCTGTGAGCCATTCCCAATGATTGCCACGACCATCACAAGCAATCACCGTCGGTGCAACAACATCTTCAGGTAAGTCCCATGCGGAAGTCTTTAGCCAACGGTAACGCTCGGCATCGTTGAACATCTCAACATTGTCTTGAATGCGGTTGAACACATCTTTGTTAAGACTACGCAATCGCTCAATCTCGTTGCACAGGGCAAGAATGTAATTGCGAGTGACATGATATTCGTCATGCTTCGCATACTCTCTAGCTGCTTCTAGTAAATCTTGTTTAGTTGTCATTTAATCACATTCCTTTCTAAAATGCTTTTGCAAATAAATAACCGCAAACAAAAGATAATACAACAATAAATAATATTGGCAATATAACTTTTACAAATACTTCATAAAAACTATATATCATAATTCCTCCGTTGTTTCCAACATTCTACCTGTATGACTCTGATAAAGCAAGTGACCTGCCGCACCAGTGAACCCACTAAAGCGATTCTTTAAGACACGAACATGAGTGGTGTTGCGTTCAATCATGTCTGTAGCCTGTCCATTACGCTCTAATCCTATCACAATGTCGCTAAGTTGTGCAATCGCCCCTGAGCCACGAAGCTGTGCTAATGATGTGGCTGCACCTTCTTCGTGTCCTTTGGCTTCAGGACGCTTTAGGTGTGAGACGCAAATGAGACTGATTCCTGTTTCCTGTACCAACATACGAAGCTTGGTCATGATAGAGTCTAGAGCCTTACGCTCATCACCAACATCGCCACCACTCACGATTATGCTTAAATGGTCGAGGAATATATAGCCACAATTCAATCCTTTCGCCAAGTATCTAACACGATTGATGATATTTTCCAAACTAGTAGAACCAAAATGGTCAAACAAATAAAGTCTATCAGTACCCAATGTCCTATCGAAAGCATCTTTTAACTCCTCTGGTGTTACCTCAACATCTGGTAAATGAATCGGTCTGTTGACTGCTAACGACATGAGTGAACGAGCAGTCTTACGCACTCCTTCCTCAAGAAACATAAGTCCGATGTTGTCAGGTGTTTTATTGAGGATATGCCACACGATTTCTCGTAAAAACTGAGATTTGCCGAGTCCACTTCCCGCTGTAACCATGACAAGCTCACCCTTCCTGATGCCATATGTAAGCTTATTAAGTGCTTCATATGGGTAATCGCAATCAGCTTTCTCAATAGGAGTTGATACAACATCCCATAGCGAATTTCCTTGAATAATCCCATCAGGTATATAAGACTCAGCACTCCACCAAGCATCAACATATTCTTTGCCTGAGTTATTCTTAAGATAGTCAGCCGCATCTTTGTATCCTTTCTTGTGCTTTAACACTTTAACTTTACCACCAAACAGTTCTGCTACTGCTTGGGCTGCTTTCTGTCCAGGCTCATCAGCATCAAAGTCAATGACGACGTTCTCGAATGAGTCAATGTATTCATATTGTGCTTTGCAGTCCTTTAAAGCAGCACTAGCACCGTTGCGGATACTCACCACAGGGTACTTACTGCCTTGCATCTGAAACGATGCCATAGCGTCAATCTCGCCCTCACAGATAGTCAGGAAGCGACCTGCCTTAGCGAAGTTCTGTTGTCCAAACAATGTTGCATCTTTGAACTCACCAGCGATGCTAAATTGCTTATCTGCTACGCTTCTAGTCTTAACCGCTACCATCACACCATCAGCGTCAAAGTAAGGGTAGTAATGCTTATTCCCTAATGGGTCTTGCTTAACACCGTAGCTTAGGCAAGTAGCCTGAGAAAGACCACGATTATTGATAGCATTAGTAGTAGCATTGTCATAGAAATTAATCCTTGTCGTTGGGGTTGTCATTTGTTTACTCTTATCTATTGTTCCATCTTCGTTAGTGTATGTTTCACACTTAAAACACCACTGATGCCCATCGTCATACAAGCCATTGGCATTGGATGAACCACAATGAGCACAGGGTGTGTGTTTTATAAATTTAGATATACTCATTTAATGTTAAATCCCTTTTTCAATCGTTCAAAGTCTTCACCATCTAGTGTGTCGTATAGAAAGTGCTCAAGTGCTTCCCAACACAGGTAGAAGTGAGCGTCTAAGCCATCATCTTTAATCTTCATGAGTATCTTGTTTGCATCTTTCATTTTCAATCTAGTTGCTTCGTCCATTATTTAATCCTTTTACAGTTAGCTTGGTTCTCTTTACATTCATACTCGCCACAGAAGCCATTACAAGTTTTAAAAGACTCAATGGCATTCGCAGCTTCTTCTAACAGGTCAGCAATGCGGTCTGGTTCGTTATTCTGCACAGATTTACGACTAGGTATCTGTCTGCGTATCTCTGCCCTTTTGCGTAATCTCTCTACTAAATCATTCATCTACCCACCTCTATTCCTTGTCTAACCCTGTTAGGGAATGTATCTGACAGCCAAAAGCATCTTCGGTCATAGTCCTCGCTGATAGCCCGATAGCCCACCCATGTTATATCCCCTTGCCTATAAGTTGTGCAATGTGTCATGTTGTCCACATAGTGGTTCAGTGAACCATGAGCAAACCCACCCATAAAGGCTAAGACAAAGCCCATCAGCATTAACATATCTTTCATACAGGCTCTAAGTTATCCACTTTAGCGTTGATGATAGCGATTAGCCTCTCCATCGTAGGCTCAAAGCCTTCACTAAGACACAAATCAGCGAATTCATGATAAAGAAAGTGCTGGTGGCACTCATAGGCTTCTTTAGGTGTCATTTCATTAAAACTTATTAGCATAATTTCTCCTTGTTTTACAGTAAGGTTTTAAGAACTTACTGTAATGTAAATAGACAATCCATAAAAGTCAATACCTTTACGACAAATAAACTTCTTGACAACAATTACAAACATCGTTATAATGCTCTTCAACACAGTCTTCAATGTAATGCTTTGAAAGTGTATATCTTAGTGGTTGTTGATATAGCAAGCGATAAAGACTCTTTACAGATGCTATATAGCCCCTAACGGGTGTACACCCTAGTGTTACCTTTCCTTCCAATAGTCATCTAAATCCTCATTGTCATCATAGCCTGATAATTCATCATCTTCCATCAGGTTGTCCGATAGCTCTGTATCAGCCTCAGTCATCAAATCAGACCGACCAACAACAGGTAATTTATACCCCAATGAGCCTATACATTCTTGACATAGCTCTAAAAACTCCATAGTGAAACCATGTCTAAGTGTTAGCTCATAGTCCGTTAGTGCAGAATTACAACATTGACATCTCATAGTTTTACCCCTTCATCTTTAAATCTATCCCACTTAAGAACCTCACCTATATCGTCTGAATAATTCTCTATGTCGTTTTCCCATAGACAAACGCATAAGCCTGTTCGTTTCCTAAAAGTAGCCTCATAAGGGTCAGCTACTCTGTCAATAGACCAAAACAATTCTTTAAGGTTCTTAGCCTCACAGATACCCCTAGCCTTGCGACCATTAGCACCCTTTAAAGTGAACCTGAATTCATAAAGCATAAAACCTCCTACAATCAATTAAAATTAACATACCTATACCACCGTATAGCCTGCCCTATTTAAACTCAATACAGAGCGTTATAGAGCTTCCTAGACACCATTTAAAGACTAGAATACCCTACCTTTTTAATAGCTAAGTTATAAAGGCTTACTTTAGGCGGTAAAATACTCTTCTTTTCCACTAAGTAATCACCACTTGTCATGTACGCTAAAGCCTCTTTTTGCGACATGAACACTCTGATAAGTTCATTATCTTCACTTCTTAATTCATAGCTTTTAATCATGTCTAGCCCTTCGGAGTGCATCAATAGCACTTGTTAAACCTGTTTCGGTCATAAGGTCAATTTTAGCCCTCAATAGTGCGTTATAGCGAACATTGTCGGGCTCATCATCATCATATTGGCATAACAGGAATAAGTCATCTCTAAGCGGTTCTAAATCAGTAGACTGATGCGAATATGTGTTCATATAATAATTCTCCGTTCTCTGTTAAGTGTTCAAGTGTTTCATCTGATAGTGGATTACCTTCCATGTCATACCCAGAGGTAAAGAAAGCATCGCAAAAGTCAGGGCTATCGCTAAAGTCCACACCATCAACGACCAGCGTGTGATAGTCTACATTGTTTAAATCCATAATAGTTTTAACTCCTTTTGATATAACATAAATTGAGGGTTAGATTTTACAATCAAAGCCCTAAGCGTGGTCATATTCTTAGTTTTGGTTAAGTTGATTCTGTATTTTCTTTTCTTCATTTAATCACCTTTATATCTAATGGCTCTGTCTGTAGGGTAAATACTGCCCTGTTATAACCCTTCAGATAGTCCTCTAAGCCTGTCTGTTCAGGTTGCATACCCCTACCCATATACCCATCGAATAAACCCTTTGTATAGCTCTCTAATGAGCTGTAATCATCAATCTTCATTTATTTAGCCTTTGTAGAATTAGTGATGCGTCTATTAAAGTCTTTTCCTCATCTACTGCACATTCTCTGGATAGCTCCCACACCTGTTCAGATAGTGATGGTTTAAGTTGGTCGCACATATCTTCCATGCAACATAAACAAGTAGGACAAAAAGACATCGGTAGGATTCCGAAATAGCCATCAAGTCCGCCCTCATCGCTTAGACTAAACTCACATGAACAAGTTGAGCATATTCTCATTGATTCGTTATTCATTGTTTACCTTTCTTTTCACTTGGCGGAGTCCATCCCATAGCCTTGAATCGTGCTAGAACATCGTTAAACTTATGGTATTGCCAATTCTTATCGAGATAAGGTGGTTGATTGTTTGTATATTGCTTTGGTTGTTTGTTCATAATTAAACCTCTTTCCTGTTGTTTAATTCATCTTCTATGGCATTCTTTAGCACGATGTCACGCACCCCTAGGCTAACAATAGAAAACTGTTTTAAGAGCGTTTTTAACTGTCTGACAGTCATGTTTTTAATATCCATGATTAAACCTCATCATTAAAGTTAAAAGAATCGTTTAGCGTATGCAAGGCTATAACCTGTCTATCAAATAGCCCATATTCTTTAAAGGCATCAACCTTGAACCGCCCACAGGTTGAGTAGTTCGGATTATATAAAACCTGTCTATCAGGTAATACATAGCCATAAACAGGCTGACCGCTTGCGTTTTGAGTGAGTGTTATCTCTATTTCATTCATGATTAATCCTCATTATCGGTAAAGTCAAAAGGTACAACAGTTTCAGACAATACATCTCCCTCTTTATTAAATACACTCACGATAAAGCAATCGTTTTCCTGTCGTGTCATGACATAACCGCCTTGTCGTGTAGGTATAGAATAATCGTCAACGACATCAAAGTTAACAACAACAGAGCCATCATCTAATTGGTCTGACTGCATCGTGATAGTTTCATAGTCTAATAATTTCATAATTAAGCCTCTTCCTCAATATCTAAAATTGAATAATCTGTCACTCCTGAATCATAGCCCTGTTTAAATTCATATCTGTCAGCATCTGTTAATAAATCAAGGTTGAACAAGTCATAAGACCCAAAAGCCCTGCCGTAATAATAACCAAGTGCAAAAGCTGTTTTTGGTGTCATGTTTAGTTTATCAGTCATAATTAAGCCTCTACTGTTGATAGTTGAACATCTTTAAAGCGAACATCGTCCAAGCCTTTGATATAGGCTTGCATTGAGTTGTATAGCTCTCTCTTAGTGACATGACCAGACACCAATGGAGTGCGAATACCGCCACCCTCATTGACCATACGATGAAGACAGACACCACCATAAGCATGACTCAAATGATAATTGCCAATGTTAGCTCTGAAGCCTTTTTCGTCCCTAGTGTATGGCTCAAGCGGTGAGCCTGTTAGCTTGTTGATGTAGTCACAAAGTGATTGCAATTGTTTATCTGTAATTCTATTCATGTTAAAACCCTCCGATATAAGTAAGTGCTAAGATTGAACCGCCAATAAGACCAAATAAACCCGCTAATATAATATCCTTCATTGTGTTACCCTTTCAATGTCTAATAGTTTGTATCCCTTGTTTTCAAAGTGCATCATGCCCTCAATGGCTTGTTTAAAGGTCATTGGTTCGGTTCTGATAACCTCTGATGTATCATCGTATTGCCTTACGATTACATGGTCTTTCTTGTTGTTACCTTTACTGCCTTTTATATACTGTGTCATGTGTGTTTCTCCTGTGTTGTTAGTAAAACTGTAAAGCCCTAAACTTACTAGAGCCTTACAGATATAAATTTATTTAATCTACAATCCTAAAATCTGTATAACCCTTTTTTGTATAGTAAGCAATCAAAGGGTGTATTTCTTTTGCCGTTGCTACTGTATCTAATAATTGCTCTGTGTTATTCAATGTTGCGTATACTTTAATCATTGTTTGCCTTTCAGTATTGGATAGCTTAATTGCTTATCCATGTAAACAGTTTATGCTCTGAACCTTACAACAACCTTACATTTAGACAATCTTTTAAACAATTATTTCTATCGCTTTCCTGGTCTTAATAGCTTATAACTATTGTGTCTTACATCTTATGTCTTATATAAGACCTATGTTGTCTTAAGTGAGTGACTGCTAACTAGATTCTAGGTAGCTCAGGTTAGCTTGATAGCGTACCGCATCGCTATATACCCTTCATAACTTTTAGTTATATAGACTGTGATGTCCATAGTGATTAGCTATAAAGACCAATGAAGACAAGTAAGTAAGTGCTAACTAACATAGGGGGGTACCCTGTTGCTGTTATGATAATATTGTGGTAGCCCATATAGCACACGAAATGAAGTAAATTAGACTATATTGCAATGCACCATAACTAATTGAAAAGAAAGACTAAATTGGTCAATACAGAACATTTAATAATCTGTGACGGTAATTGCACACTTCAGGTCTGCGGAGCACCTATAAAGCTCGTGATGACCCGCTGAGGCTATATTGCACTCTTTAGGCTATATTGTCAGATTCAGCTATACTTTCTTTGTGAAAAAGACTTGACAAGATTGACATTGTTTGTTATAATGCTCTTATCAGAAGAACTTAATAGATTCTAAACAACTGCTGATACAATAGGGAGCGAACGACAACCGTCTAGCTCCCTGAAGATACTGATATCAAAGAGCCTTACAGCGATGCTATATAGATAGTGATGTCTATTTTTTTAAATGGTAGTGGTTTGTCTCCAATAAGGGTAAAGACATTGTCTAACGAAGAAACAGTAACAAAGCCTCGTAGAGGTCGTCCACCGAAGTCTTTAGTTCAGTCTAAGAAAAAGGGTGGTAGAGGTGTTGTCGGAAGACCTGCAGGTGACGGTGCACGAATAGCTGAATTGAAGGCTCGTCTACTAGCAACCACGGGTGATACAGTCATTAATAAGATTGTTGAAATAGCCATGACAGATGGTCATCCTGTGCAGGGTGCAGCATT